CCCCATTATTTCTACTTTGTTGGTACGCATTTTTTGCGTTAATATTAGCTTGGCCATATTGTAACAACCCATTTAACAAAGATCCTAAATTACTTGATCCAAGTTGAGACCCAATTTTTAACCTTTCTTCATTTAAAGTTTCGTCAGATCTTCTTGCCATATTTCTAGCATTTGCCACATTTGATGCTCCTTGAAAATTAGAAAGTCTAGATTCTTCACTAGCTTGGGCTGCGTTAAACTCCACTCCGTACCTTTTTCTGTCTCTTTCTGCTTGCCCCAAAGCACTTTCGTTTGCTGCTGCCGCAGTTTCTCCACTTTCATCTACAGTATCTATTTCAGTTGTTAGAACTCTATCTGTTTGAGCTCCATAATCTTGTACATTTTTTTCGTAGCGATTTATTGCTTCTTGTTGCCCTTGGTAATCTACATCGCCAGTAAAAGTACTGCCACTAACTCGTCTATTGCCACCAGAAGGTTGTCCAAGTGCTGAGGGTGCTGATGAATTGCCATAGAACCCAGGAGATGCAAATTTTGTTAGATAATCTTCTGCCATTACATTGGGGGCCTTTGGAGCCGTTTTCCGCTCGTTTGAGCACTTTGATTTGTAACCGGTATGTTTGTACCAGGTTTATATGCAATTACAGGAGTTTTACCAAAACCAAATGGGCCTACAGTACCTTTACCAGCTAAACCCGTGCCCTCTTCAAATCCTGCAAAACTCTTTTTAAAGGCGTTGCCTGTATCTCCCATATTAGCGGACATTTGGTTAGCTGCTGAGGCAACAACACTTCTCATTGCGTTTGTTTTAGCTAACTGTCTATCAGCTTCACTAGATTGGTACGCAGTTTCTGCACCTTTGGCTTGTGTGCCACCCTGCACTGTATTGCCTTGGACCATGTTTCTAATGTTTTCGTTGTTTGTAGCCATTGACAAATCTTTTGTTGTTTCCATAGCTTGCCCTTGTTGAAGTCCTTTTACTAAAGCACTTCCTGCTTGAATGGCATTTGCTGCTGCAGTATCGGATGCAAGTACGGTGCCTATTGAAGATCTTACGTTTTGTTGGGCATCTGCGTTAGCAATCCCAGTCGTTTGACCTTTGCGTTCTACAGCTTCAGTCGCAGCATACTCTTCTGCTAAAGGATCAAAAAGCTGGTCTTGTCTAGTTTTAGATTTGTCTAAAATAGCCAAACCTGCTTTTTCGTTTTCGGTTTGTTTAGTAAAAGTATCCCTTTTTACTTTTTTTCCTCTTAAAAAACTCATATTTATAATTCTCGTCTATATGTTTGTGTCACTAAATTAAAATCGTGTAGGGGTGCAATTTTTTCCCAACCTTTTCTATTACTATCAAATTCTATTGCAACCGCTTTCATGTCATCTGCAACCTTTTCTAAAAATTTGAAGATAGCGTTTAGATAATTATACTCTGGTTTTTGATAACTTGCCCATACAAACAAGGTATCTTCACCGCTAATGCTTCTTAAAGTATTAACTACTATAAACCCAATATAAGCGTCTTCTTCATACAACATGTACAACGTAGACAGTTCTTCTTGTAGAGATAAATAAATGTCAGGGCTAATCCAATTGGGTTTGCACTTGGTTCTAAGAGTTTCTAAATCAGGTTGTATTTTTTCAAAAGCACAACGTACTTCAGTAAGAGGGATCGTCTCAATTGAGAGCCCATCAATAGTCAATCTCTGAACCATACTTCTTATACCTTTTACGAGGGCTTAATCCAGCTCCTCTATATTTAACTGTTCGCTTAACTCCTAAATCACCGCCTCTGGCTTTTAGTTCTGCTTGTACAATTTCTTGACTAAACAAATTTAAGTAATCGGCGGCAGCTTGTGGGTCAGTCCAATCTTTTGCTGGAATTCTAAGAAGCCTATAAAGTGTTCCATAAATTATACCATCTCGATAACTATTAGAAAAAGTAGTGTCAATGTTACTTGTAGTTCTACTTGGTTTTAACGCAACAGACAATTGAATGCCATTAGCAACCGCGCTTCCTGGTATTGGTATAACCCAAAAAGCGTCTGGGGTTTTTTGTAAATATACCTGTGGTACAGATGTTTTATTTCTCCAATCAGAGTAATTAAGTTCAAGACTTCTAGGACTAATAGGATCTAAATCATTACCATCATAAGTCATCCAAAGTATTTGATGCACATCCGTGCCGCTTGGTTGATCAAATTCATATTCAAACACTCCTGGAATACTAGTAATAGCATCTAAGTCAAAAGTATATGCTTTAGACCTTTCAGCAAACTCTATGCAAGCAGAGCGTAACGTAGACTCAATTAAAGAATCTGGGCAATTTGGAACATACGGAAGTATGTCTTTTACTAGCGAATCAAAAGCTGCCATTATTGAGCTCCAGGAATAGGGGGTGAAGAGGCAGCTTGCATTCCAGGTTTATCAGAATTAGGGTCAAATAATACTTTAGATTGACCGCCGCCTGAAATACTTGCCATAAATAACTGATAATGTGATCCGGCTCTTTGGGCGTTGCCTGCAAACTCTGCATCTTTCATATAACATCTGTATAAAACATAATCTACAAGGGCATTGCCATAAATGTCATCCATTCCTATGGTACTACTAGTGGAACTTAAGTCCGTAGGAACATCAGAATAAACAATTTCTATGTAAGCATTAAGTCCAGATTTAACTCCGGGGTATACGTAAAACTTCTTGGGATCGTCGGGATCAAATATGTAATGTTTTATTACAGACCCATGCGCAGCATCTCCTGTAACGGTTGGGTTATGCCAATCAGGTTCTATAGAATTTAGTATGTCTTCATCAACTAACCTAATAGTTCTACCACCTGTTGCGCCGTCTTGGTTGCTAGACATATTACGCACTACTTTAATTAAAGTTAAGCCAGGTACAGCTTGTTCTGTACCAGTAGCAAGTGAGTTATTAACGTGTTTAGCGGTCGCTTCTGGTCTAAAATTAACTACTTCTCTTTGTGCATCGTTAATGTAACGAAGCAACTCAGCCGAAGTCCAACGAACGCCTGTAGTATCTTGTAAAGTATCTTGTATTCTAGATATTAAATTTGCGCCCGATAGTGCCATTATTTTTTAGTCGTTTTTTTAACCGTTGTTTTTTTAGGTGTTTCTACACCTTCAACCTTAGCTTCTACTTCAACTACCTCAGCAACTTTTACGTTCATAGGCTCTGAAGGTTTTTTGTCTTTAATCATATCTGGTTTATGTTCTGTGCAACCTTCTTGCAAACAGAATACACCTAAATCTTGTCCAACTTCTTTCGGTACGCCTGCTTCTAATCTAATAGATGCGCCCCAAGTGGTTGAAATATACTTGTCGTCTTTTGATATTACTATCATAATTTACTCCTTAAAAAGGGGGTGGCCCAACATGAGCCACCCACAAAAAGCATACTTAGTATGCAACATCCAATCTAATAACACCAAAGTCTTCAACGCCACCATTGTAGTCGCTGTTGAACTTAGGCTTCTTAAGACCAAAGATTTTACCAATGGAGATACCATTTTGGTTACCGTAGTCGAAGCTGTCTTCAACTATTTGTGGTAAACCAATATCGGCCATAGCAAGAGCTTGAGCTCCACAGAATAAACAAGCAGAACCGTCGATAGTAGCATCGGCGCCCCATTTGTATCCAGCAGAACCAGCATTACCAGAAGCTCCAGATGTTGCGTTCGCTGTATTGAACACATGTCTGAACTCATGGACCATAATGCCATCAACCATTAAGCTTGAAGAACCTGAGAACAAGCTATTGCTTGGTCCTCTGACTCCAGCATTTCTTACGTTAGTTAAGAAATCTGAATCAAGTTTAAGATCCGCCATTACTTGAGGTGACACAAATAAATGATATACCTCTTCTCCACCTGCGCTTCTTACTCCACGGATGTAGTTGTCTTTAGCATAAGCTTTTAGAGCAACTAAGCATTCGTAAGTGATGGTGTCAGCTGCTACCGTAGCAGTTACATCACCAGCAACAAGTCCACTAGTAGCATCCCATCTTCTATGTCTGTTAGAAGTTGGAGCTGTTACATCCCCACCAAAAGTCATGTCGCCAAGATTTTGTCCTGTATTCAGAACTGGTCTTAAAGCACCACTGTTTTTGAGGGTGTAAGAAATACCAGAAAGCGTTAAGAACGCTAATTGGTCAATACGGTCTGCCATTGCGTAAGCAAGTGCATCACGTGAGTTCTCACGAAAATTAACAACTGATTTTTGATCAGCAAGACGACCTGAAAGTCTGTTTGCAAATCTCAATTGATCAAGTTGTACAACAATGTCGTAGGCTCTTAAAGTCTCTTCATTACCTTCTAAAGTGTTGTCTCCAATAATACCATCACCAGACATGTCAGCAAGAAGTGTTAAAACAGCTCTTGTTCCTTTTTCTGATTGAGTAAGTTCAGATATTCTCTGAACCATAGCATTGGATCCGCTACCTGCGAATTGGTTAATGAAAGACATATTCCTAGCGACACGCCAAAAATCACGAGACCAGATCGTTAATTGTTCGCTGGTCAACGCGCTAAAGTTTGTGTTAGCCATTGGGCTATCCTCCAAATAAAATTAAAATAACCAGCCGACTTATGGAGCGGCTCATTGTCCGTATACCCTTTTTCGTTGGGAAACGTTCTCATAATTTTACGAACATGACGTCGACCAGTTTTACGCCATGATAGGCGAATACGTTTTTTTACCGTAACGACTCGTGCTAGTTATCGGACTAGCGACCGAATACTTATATCTTATACTAAGGCTTAACCAAAGTCACCACGCATCCTTCTTAAAGTCTCTGCGGGCAAAGCGTCAAACTCTTCGCTTGATAATAAAGATAAATCAACTTTTTTCTCTGTTTTACTCTCTCCCTTCATTGCAGGGGGTTGAGAGTCTGCGGCTTGCAATTTTTTATTAACATTAGCAGTTTGTGTTTTTTGCTGAAGCACTTTATTAGCAGTTGATGTTGGATCAGCTGCTGGCTTTAACAATTCCGGTTTTTTAACCGCAAGAGTGTACTCAGTTGCCTTTGCTAAAGAGTCAGCCAAGGTATAACCTTGCGAAACAAACGCGTCGCGCAATTCAATTACCTGAGATTGCAAATCTACATCAAAAGTAGCGTCATTTTCATTCAATACAGGAAAAGTAGCCTCAATTTCAGCAGCTTTAGCTTGCAACTCATTCATTTCGTTGCTTTGTTGCACAGTTTGGCCCATCTTTGCTTGCATTTCGAACATAAACTGTTCTTTTTCAGCGTTTCTTATTTCATTTCTAAGAGATACTGCTTGTTCAGCCTCGCCATTAAGCATTAACTCTTGATATTGAATTTCTTTAGAGTCAAAATCATACTCAGGTGCATTTTCTAGTGCTTTAGCTTCTGTTTCTTGAACTTCATTTAGTTTTTTTTGCATTGCTTTGTTTTTTGCTAGCACTTCGTCAAGCCTAGACTTAGGCACCATAGGAGCTTTAGTCTGTTTTACGTTAGTTTGTTCGTCAAGGCCTTGCTCGCTTCCTTCAATTGTTTGAAGATCTGGTTGTGCAACTGGTTCGCTGTCTTCATCCACTCCTTCTTCGCTAATTTCTTCTGGTTCAGCTGGTTCTTCTTCCGCACTTTCTGCTTCTGGTTCTGTTTCAGCAACCTCTTCTTCTGCAACGGCGTCATTTTGCTCTTCGACTTCTTCATTTTTGTCCTCCTGAACTTCATCAAAGTTAAGATCTACTCCAAAGGGTTGTGCTTCTTCTTCAGAAACAGTGTCAGCCCCCGGCATACCGTCCATAATTAGATCATCCATTTTCTCAGCATTATTCTTTTCTTTACTTTTAGCCATTTCTATTACCTCCTGTAGGTTTCATGGCAGCTGTTGCAATTTTTGCTGCAGCTGTGGTTTCACTTTGTTCTCTTCTTACTTCGTTTGTCATTCCTGACAACCTTTCACGTAATTGGAGTTCTTCGCGCTTCATTTGAAGTTTGCTTTGTAGTTCCGCAACTTTCATTTGCGGATCAATATTTGTTTCTGATTGAGTTTTAGCTACATTCAAGGCAGCTTCAGATTGTAATCTTGTTACTTCTGCTTCTAGTTTTGCAATCTCAAGCTGTGTTGAACGTATTTGTGATTCCATTTGGAATTGTTGTATTTGCATTTCTTGTTCGGATGGAGGATTCATACCTTGTATTTCTCTTATGCGTTCTGCAATTTCTCCTTTACGTGCTAGATGTGAATACTCGACAATTAAATCGTCTGGAATTGGAACTCCAACTTTTCTTAATTCAATAGACTCTGCAAATTGTGTTTCTTCAAATGTATCTCTTGAAGGAGCAGTTCCAATAACTACATCGTACTCTCCTAGAGTTAAGTTGTTAATGATTTGCCCTTCGGGTGTAACTTGGTTAACTCTTAAAGGTGCTTTAGGTTTTAACGGATTATTTTCGTCTGTAATTTGAATGACTCTTTCTTCTGTGTAGTAAGTTTGAACTAAATCTAAAACTCTTTCTGCTAAATAATGTCTAGTCTTTCTTAGATTATCTAAAGGCACTTGAATCATTAAAGCGCCACGGCTCTGTTTTTGTTGTATAGCAACACCAGAAACTTCTGCCCCATCAGTACCTAACATAGCGTCGCTTATGCCACTAATAGTTTTAATATTATTAGCTGCTTTCATTGCTATACGATCTAAACCCGTAGGTATTTGATTGGGTTGAATTTTTGCGGGGGGAGTACTTCCTCTATTATACTCAAGCACCAACCCTGTTTCTGCGCCGTGTTCTTCTAGGTCATCTGCATTCATTCCTGTTAAGGAACCAGACTCTACAACCCAACCACTGTTGGCAGTTGTGTTAACTATATGTAGTTCTTGAGATGAAATCTTGTTTAATTGTTCTTGTGGTGATATTAAGTTACGCACCATTCCAAAAGGTTTGCCCCTTCTCCAATATGGAAAATAAGGAACCAAAGTAAAATGATTGTAAGGGGACCAATCATCATGTAGTACAACAGTGTCCGCGGTTACCGTCCAACGAACTTTTTTAATCATTTGTTCAGTTATATATAAACCGTAATCGTCCGCAAACTTTTTCTTTTTTCTTTCGGTCCAGTCGTACGGGACAGTTCGTTTGTCTCCAGTTACGGGATCAACATAAAACATACATTTTTTTAGTTTGTAATGTTGGCGTTCAATAACGCGAATAGATCTAAGAGTCCGCGCTTCGTCAGGATCGTTTGGGTATTGTGTATTTGAACCTTGGTAATCACCATGTGTGTCACCATAAGTTTCATCCTCATACTCCATAGAATCTGCACCGAGTGTAGTACCTACCTCAGCAATCATTCTTAACTTATCAGCTTTGTCTTCTCCATATACTTCTTCTATTTCGTCAAGGCTCATCCACTTACTTTCAAATATTTCATTCCAAGTTTTAGGATCATATTGTTTTGCATCTGGATCAATTAAAATATCCAATGGATCTTTTTGCTCTATTTGTACTTCACCTTTTATGTGATCAGAAAAATCTATACGAACATCAAACCACCCTCGGTCTTGAATTAAACCATCAGAAAAAACTTGTCCTTCTGTCCATTCTAATTTGTTGTTATCAGAAATTTGCATATACAACTTTGTAAGTATGTCAGCAACTTCTTGATCGCCGGATCCTCTAGGTTTAAATTGTACGTCTGCTCTTCGTGTACTTTGTTCACCAATAACAGTGTTGACTGTAGGTAAAATTGTATTGATAGTTAAAGCTGGTCGACCCTGGTCGTCGAGCGCTGCTATATCAGCTTCGTCCCATTGTTCGCCGCGGTAAAATGCGTCACATTGTTTTGCAATCTCTATGTAATCATCGTGGCCACTGTCCCGGGCTCGGGTGTAGCATTCCCATTGTTGTTTAGCAAGGGTAAGCTCTTCGGCTGCGCTGAGCTTCTTTTTTTTCTTTTTATATTCTGCCATTAAGCGCTCATTGATGATTTACGTTTGCCATCTTTTACTAAGTGTTTTAACCCATCTCTCCATGACGGAATATGCTCTGGTCTTTCATAAAACGTAGCAAACTCTGTCATCATTAAACCAATCCACGCCAATGCATCTACCTGGTCATCGTGCGTACCATTTGGAAAACGTAATAGTTCTGCAACCATTGTCCCCGTCCAAGCGGCATCTTCTGGAAAGTATACCATACCTTGTTGCATTCTACCCTGGATTGCTCGAGCACGTAACTCCTTATCGCGCCTACCAACTTTTAAGTCTTTAAAGTAAGCTTCGTTAAGGCCGCGTTCGCGTGTTCTTTTTTCTAAGAACGGACCCAGGGCCATCTCAATATGACCTCTTTCTATTCCCACTATACCTGGGCGCCAGAGTTCGTACAAGTCTAAAATTTGTTCTACTAGTTCAAACCCGTCGTACCTACCTCGAACAACATCAACAATGAATAAATTATCATATTCATCGACGCCGACAACAATACCAACTGAATAATCGTTCCTGTCACGCTGGCCGATCGCAAGATCCCACGCGCAGTAGTATTTAAGTTTTGAAGTATCAATCTCATCGAAGTTATAATAAGCGATCATGTCGCGGTTAAAATAGTCGCCTTCGTCAGATACAGGATTCTGTTGGTATAGAGCAGACCAATCGCGCGGGCCGATGGCTTTCCTTATCTGCTCGAGAGCTTCTACATTATATCTCTCTGGGTGTAAACTTTCACCTGTTTCTCTAAACTTTTCGTCTTCTTCTGCAATTGCTGGGTAGCGAATCACTTCCCACGCATCTGCGCCCTCATCTGCTTGCATTAATAAGCGTCCGGCTAAGTCGTCGTCGTGCCAACGCGTAAGAATCACAAGTATTCCTCCACCTGGGGACAACCTTGTATAAGCTGTGGATGTGTACCAATCCCAGGTCGCATCTCGGTTGTTATCGGATTCTGCATCCTCTCTGTTTTTTACCGGATCATCGATAACCATAACGTGCGCACCCTTACCAGTAATACCACCACCAACACCAGCTGCGACATAACCGCCGCCTTCTGTTGTCTGCCATGATTCTACTGACTGAGAATCTTTATCTAGTCTAGATTTTTCGAACACATTTTTGTATACTGGTTCTCTTAGCAGTTGACGTACTTTTCTTGAGAAACTCATAGCTAACGACCCAGAATAAGAACAACTTATAAACTCGTGTTCAGGATGCCGGCCCAAGTGCCAAGCTGGAAATGCAATACTAGCAAGAGTAGATTTACCATGTCGAGGTGGCATGAAGAGCATCAATCTTGGTGACTCTTTATTCGCTACCTGTTCGCTGAACTTTTCTAGCCGTTGGCAAATATCTTTGTGTACCCAACCTGCTTGATAATCTGGATTAAAACGTTCAACAAATGGGAGCAACCTTTTACGTGCTAAAACTCTTTTCGCTAATTCTTGTCCTGCTTTTGCTTCAGCAGATAGTTGTTCTTTTTCTAGTTTCTGAGCAGCAAGCTTTTGGGGCTCGGGTATTGCTTCAACTTCGTCTGCCCGACAGTATACGCAAATCTCATCAATGAGCACTAAGTTCTCGGGGTAGATCCCGCGACATCTTTTACACTCAGTCTTTGTTATTTCCATCTGGCTCCAAGTAGTTCGTATCGTTCCCAGCAAGTTTTAAAAGTTGTGCATCAGTTAATTTTTCTAACTGTTCTACTTTCTCTACATTTATATTAATCAGGGTTGCCTGTTCGGGAAGATGTAGACCGTGGAGCTTGCATAACGAATCAACGACATTCTTTTCTTCTGTAGAATTCGCCGCCTTCGAATGAGCTTCCAGGTACATGCCCGTTGCTGTGTTTTTATCGAACTTAACTTCCTCGCGCATTTCATTACGGAAGTAGGTCAAAGCTGTTTGCATTTTAGGAGTCTTAAATATTTGGTAAACGCGGTCCATATCCTTGTACCCCGCAGCACGGCCCGCGGCCGCTTTGCTCATTCCTCTTAAATGGAACAAGACTAATCGCTCTTCTTGAACGGAGAGTTCGTTTAATTGTAATCCGGCATAAGGAAGGTGAGACTGTAACTCGTTTCTATCAGCTTCGCTCATGTCAGTTGGTCTTTCTTCATCTAGTAATCGCATGCTCGGGGATTATATTAAAAATTTTCCTTGTGTGTAACTATATTTTTACACCACCAATACAGCTCATCTTCTGACATTGTATGCTTAATTAAGTTAACACGCCAACATACCAGCTGAATGTTAGTAAGTATGTACTCTATGTTTGGATCTATTCTGTCAATCGACACGTTCGTGTTCCGTTTTTCGCCACCCTTGTGCCACGTCATGAAGGCCCCGGACAACGCACAACGTCCGCCTTGTTTGTCCCACAATTCATCAAGTTGTTCTGGTGTTATTTCAAATAGCATTCCTTCTTCTTTCTCCCTCGAGTACTTTAAATGGCTCCATAAATTTTTTAAATATTTATACGGACTAGAAGATTTAGTTATATTACGTTCAGCTAAAACACATTGTCGGCAATGCAGTCTTTGTTTTTCAAAGTCAGCTTTTTGTAAGGACTTCTTACACCGCTCACATATTTTATTTGCCATAATTTTTAGTGAAAATTTTTTTTATAAAAAAACTATACCATATCACGTACTCCTCTTCTCCCCACCTAGCCAACAGCGTACTACCATCCCCGATCCGCTCCGGTGGAACCTTGTTCTAACTTTTAGCCCATTGGAACCTTGTCAGAGTTTAGTTAGATTCCTAAGAGCTTAGGACATCAAGAGATGTCCACGCCAAGTCTATTTGTATATCAACTAAAAAAGGAGAAACGATATGGTACATATAGTACAACTCAAAGTCCGAAAGCAAAAGCTCTTCGGCAAAGCAAAGAACGGCAGCGTATGGATGCACAACCACCAAGCGTGGACAGCTGAACAGCTGAAGAGAATGCAGGCTTTAGCATCGGAGGCATGCAAAGAACGAGCAATTAAATTGTGGTTCGCAAAAGGAGATATCTGCTTGCGGTACATCGACATCGACCGTAAGCATTGGACTAAGGTCAGAGGTGCATCATGAAGA